TATTATGAGAAGAAGGCGCTTGCGGTGTTCTCTACTCTGGTTATAGGAGCGCACGCTTATGCGGTGACGGACGTTGCCGGCGGCGGTCTTCAGCACATAGTAAAGCAGCTCGGCTACGGTGACGATCCTCTGAACCAGAGAGCGAGCGTGGGCTGGAAGGCGGTACGCACAGCCGAGATACTTACAGACGAGTATATGGTGAGAATAGAAAGCTGTTCTCCTGTTTATTCGGAAAAGACGAGCGCAAATTAAAGCCGGTAAAGGACAACCGGAATAAGTGGCACAGGGTCACTGCAAGGCGTGGTGACAGCAACGGCAGTGCGGGAGGGTAAGGGGAATAATATTGTAAAGGAGAAATATATGAAAGAAAATTTAACTGAACTTGTGGCGGTAAGGCTGTTCAAGGACAACGACAAGTACAACTCGGATGTGTTTGTATCGGTGAACTGCAACAATTATCTTATACGCAGAGGTGAAACGGTGATGGTGCCGTTGTTCATAAAAAAGGAACTGGACAGAGCTGAGCTTCAGAGAAAGAGAGCGGAGTACTACCGTGATGAAGGCTGGAAGCAGTCGCTGATAGTGCAGGAGGGCAAGTGATGACGGTAAAGGAAGTCATTGAAACGGTTGACGCACTGCGACCGAATGAGATTGCCGCAGAGGACAAGAGAAGGTGGCTTTATGAGCTTGAAAGCAGGATATATGAGGATCTGTATGTTACGCACGAGCATGAGGGAATCGGATTTACCGAAACGGAAAAGATCACGAGCGATGACACAACGGAGCTTTTCATAAAGGCTCCGCACGATGAGATATACATTCTTTATCTTTGCTCGCTGATAGATTTTTACCATGCGGAGTATGAGAGATATGCCAATGACAACGCTCTGTTTGAGGCTTTATATGAAAGCTGCTGTCGTTTCTGGAACAGCAGGCATATTTCGTGCGTGAGAACCGAAATTACGGGATAGGAGGAAGAACTTGGCGGTAAGAGAAATAACGGGTGGTACGGAAAGTGCCGTAAAGTTCGGCGGTATCGATCGCTCGAACGGAACGCCGCTTGGATGCTGGCAGGAGCTGTACGGTATGGATTTTACCGCTTTTCCTGCGCTTAAAACGGTAAAGCCGTTTTCGTACAAGGCGTTGGCTGACGGTATAACGGGGTATATCATAAAAAACGGAGAGATAGTATACACAAAGGCGGACGGTATATATATTTCGGGAGTGAAAACGGCGGTGAATCTCTGTGCAGGGGAAAAACAGCTTGTGTCACTTGGAGCATACATACTGATAATGCCGGACGAGGTGCTTGTAAATACCGCAGACACGCCTGTAAGCGTGCGGTATACTGCGAAGCCGGCGCTTTCAGGCACACTGCTTGAATATAACCAGAATCAGACACGGCCTACGGTTTCTATATACAAGCTGTTGTATCTTGATGTGCCGGAGGAAAGCGTAGCACTGTCAAGCTACAGCGTTGGCGATATGGTCAGGATAGATTATGAATACGGCGGAAAGAAACAGTACCTGTCTGCATTGATAAGCTCGGTGGGAAAGGAAAGCTACAGCAAGAGCGGTTGCGTGTCGATCAATTTCGACACGAGTGCGTACAGCGATACCCACTATTTCTATACGGAAAAGCGGAAGATGGACAAATTCAGAGTGCCTAGTATAAAGAATGCGGTCATAAGCTGTCCGATACCGAAGATGGATTTTATAACAGAGCATAACAACAGGCTGTGGGGGTGTTCATCGGCAAATCGTGAAATATACTGTTCAAAGCTCGGAAGTGCTACGGAGTGGGGAAGCTATGACGGCATCTCAACTGACGCATGGGCGGCAACGGTAGGGTCTGACGGGGATTTCACCGGAGTATGCGTGTACGGGGGTGGCGTACTGTTCTTTAAGGAAAATGTCGTCCATATTGTCTATGGCACAAGAGCGTCAAACTTTACGCTAAGCACTGTAAAGCTGAGAGGCGTTCAGAAGGGCAGTGCCGGCTCGCTGTGCATATCGGACGGACTGCTTTATTATAAGGCACCTGAGGGTATATTCAGCTTTAACGGCTCTGCATCGGTGAGGATCGACGCAAAGCTGGGTGATGATATTACCGATACGGCGGTGATGACGGCAAACGGAAGATATGTCGTTATGTGTGCGGCTGACAAAACGGTGTATTATTATGACAAGCGTTACTCGGCGTGGTACACAAGACAGCTTGCGGATGTAATCTCGGCACACGAGATAAACGGCAGGCTGTATGCCGTTACCCGTGACAGCAATAAAAAGATGAGACTTGTAATGCTTGTCGGAAACGACAGCAGCTATACGGACAGTGACAGGAGCGAATTTTCTGCGGTCAGCGGCGAGCTTGGCAGGGGAAGCATATTCAGAATATATAAAAAGCTGAGAATGTCACTGTATCACAAGAAGCAGGACGGCGAAACACTTGAACTGTCGGCATATATAAGCACTGACGGCGGAGAATGGAGGAAGGTATATGAGCTTTGGGGTGAAAAGGGGAATGGCGAAGAAATAGCTGTCGCTCCGGTAATACCGCTCAGAAGCAGAAAGATAAGAATAAAGATATGCGGTGAAGTAAGCGGTGACGCTTGTGTGGCGCTGTACGGCATATATCTTGACAGTGAAAAGGGAAGTGAAATAAGTGGATAATCTGAATATAAGCTTTGCTCCCGATAAATCTGCGGAGGACAAAGGGCGGATAAATGCGGTTGAGGATTATCTGTCACTACTTA